TGCGGAAATGTATAAATTTGAACATTTTTGTATAGATAGTGGTAGAATATACGAGGTGAGACAAATGATTCTAAATTCTCTTTGTTATGTTATTCAAGTGCATGGAGGATATTATGCACAATCTTATTTCTTACAATCAACTTGCTGAATGGAAACACTTTGAGGAAACCGTTGATAAGTGTAATGACGAATTAGATTTAATCAACGATTATTTCAACTGTTTAATCGAATGTGATGACGATCAGCATTTATGTAAAAGGATCTGCAGGCAAATGTTAAGCTAATTTAATTTTGGAGGTCTAAATGACCTCCTTTTTTTGTCTAAATAAAAATAAAAATGGCTTTTCCTAATCAAATTGAAAATAGGAATTTTTTATCTCCTGTTGGATTTAAGTTCATACTTACCAAATATCCAAAGGTAGATTTTTTTAGTACCAAGGCAAATATTCCAGGCATCAATCTTGGAGTAGCGTTTCAACCAACGTACTTAAAAGATATCCCAGTTCCAGGAGACAAGCTGGAATTTGCAGACCTTAGCTTGTCATTTAATGTCGATGAGAATCTGGAAAACTATCTTTCAGTCTACAATTGGATGATCGGTTTAGGTTATCCAGAGAATGTAAAACAGTTTGATGATCTCCGTGCAGAAGACAGATACTATCCTGACAGAGATAGTAGAGATATGTACAACCAATATTCTGATGGTGTTCTGCAAATTTTAAATAGCAACTATCAACCAAAGTTTCAAGTTAAGTTTAAAGATTTGTTTCCAACATCATTGACAACTTTGGATTTTGATGCCACTAATTCCGATTATACATATTTTACTGCGACAGTTTCATTTAAGTATACTGTCTTCCAAATACAAAACATGAATGGCGCTATTTTATGAATCTTGACACAATTCAGGAAATGTGGGAAAAAGATTCCACGATTGATCCTGATAATTTGCATTTAGAATCTATTAAAACCCCTGTACTACATTCAAAGTATTTTAAAATTTACAATCAGCTAAAGGTACAACAGAAAGAAATACAGTACGAGCTGAACAAAGTTAAGAGAGATCGCTACGAATATTACGGCGGCAAAGCATCTGCTGAAATTTATGTAGAGGAACCATTCCCATTCAAAATCCGTGACAAGGAAACAATGTCACGCTACTTAGATGCGGATGAAAAATTGAATAGACTGAAAGCTAAAAATGAATATGTTGAAATCATGATAAATTATATTGAAGACATTCTTAAGGTAATTTTGAATAGGACTTACCAGATTAAGAATTCTGTCGAATTTATGAAGTTTACCGCTGGATATAGTTGATGAGTCACCTAGTAATTTCCAAGAAGAATGAAGTCTATCTGAAGATCCAATCAGAACCCCACGTATTACAAGAACTTGCAGATAGATTCACCTTTGAGGTTCCCAACGCAAAATTTATGCCCCAGTACCGCAGAAAGTTCTGGGATGGCAAGATCCGTTTGTTTTCAACTCACACAGGAGAAATCTATGTTGGGTTGTTAGATAAAGTTATTGCATTTTGCGAAAAATTAAAATACACTTATGAGTTTGTAGATAACAAATTCTATGGTGTTCCTTTTGAAGTCAATGATATGGTATCTCGTGAAGGGGTATCAGATTACATGAAGAAGATCTCAAAGTATCCACCAAGAGATTATCAGCAAGATGCAGTCTACAGGGCTCTGAGGTACAACAGAGGTCTTATGATTTCTCCTACAGCATCAGGCAAGTCCTTGATGATTTATTCTGTTGTGAGATACTATGCTGAGAAAGGGATGTCGATTCTTATCGTTGTTCCAACAACTTCTCTTGTAGAACAAATGTATAAGGACTTCCAAGACTACGGTTGGAACGTTGAAGATTATTGTCATAAAATTTATTCTGGGAGAGAAAAGTCAAATGAAATGCCAATAACAATAACAACTTGGCAATCTATCTACAAGTTGGAGAAAAGTTGGTATTCAGATTTTGATGTTGTTGTTGGTGACGAAGCGCATCTATTCAAATCAAAATCTTTGATTGATATTATGACAAAACTTCTTGACTGCAAATATCGCTTTGGTTTCACTGGGACACTGGATGGGACTCAAACACATAAATGGATTCTTGAAGGATTGTTTGGCCCTTCGTATCATGTAACAAAAACAAAAGAACTTATTGAGAAGGGACACGTTTCTAAATTAGACATTAAGATCCTTCTACTAAAACATTCATCTCAGAAGTTTAGCACATATGAGGAAGAAATACAATACCTTATTGGGCATCCAAAACGAAACAACTTCATTAAGAATTTGAGTCTAGATTTAAAAGGCAATACACTAATCTTATACAGTCGAGTTGCCGCACACGGTCAGGTAATTTATGACATACTAAATACTAGCATAAGTGATGGAAGAAAATTATTCTTTGTTCATGGTGGTGTTGATGCCGACGAACGTGAACAAGTAAGAGAAATTACCGAGAAGGAAAACAATGCAATTATTGTTGCTTCTTATGGCACTTTTAGTACTGGCATCAATATTAAAAATCTTCACAACGTAATTTTTGCATCACCATCTAAATCTAGAATTAGAAATCTCCAAAGTATTGGAAGGGTATTAAGAAAAGGTAATCAAAAAGAAAAAGCAGTTCTTTATGATATTTCTGATGACATTTCTACAAAATCTGTCAAAAACTACACTCTCAATCATCTTATGGAAAGAATAAAAATTTACAATGAAGAAGCTTTTAATTATGAGATCGTAACAATCAACATGAGAAAATAGTTATGCTTGAAGATGATTTTCTAGCTGTATTAAAATTAAGAACAGGAGAAGAGGTCATCTCATCTGTATGTGCATGTCAGGAAGATGATGACTTTATTCTTCTTCTTGACAATCCAATCGTAATGAAAGAGAATGAAACTCCATTAGGAACCATTGTTCGTGTAGAACCCTGGATCAAATATTCTGGAGAGACCATGTACTTTCTTTCAATGGATGAGGTGGTTACTATGACTGAATTATCTGATGAAAGAATCATTAATGTATATGAACAATATGTTAAGGAGTCTCAATTTGGTACAGGTAATGTAAAGCCTACTAAACAGATGGGTTACATATCTAATATAGAAGACTTTAGAAAGGATCTAGAGAAGTTATATAAGTCTTCTAATTAATTATTAAGTATTAATATAGTATTTCTATTAACCCTGACAGAGTTATTCTAGCAGCATTTGGGGGTCTTGTCAAGTCCCCCTTTTTATGTTAGAATAGGGACAACTAAAACTGGTATCATGGCAAAGCGAAGAGCAAAATCAGAACACTACGTCAACAACAAGGAATTTCTCCATGCCTTGACGGAGTACAAGCAGCAGGTCAACAAGTGTAAAGAACGTGGAGATCCAAGACCACGTATCCCACACTACATTGGTGAGTGTTTCTTGAAGATCGCTCAGCACCTATCATACAAACCAAATTTTGTCAACTACATGTTCCGTGAGGACATGATCTGTGATGGTGTGGAGAATTGTGTACAGTATATTGACAACTTCGATATTAACCGTGGGAATCCATTTGCATATTTTACTCAGATCATTTACTACGCATTCCTTCGTAGGATTGAAAAGGAAAAGAGACAGCTAGATATTAAGTCTAAAATTTTGGAACAGTCTGGATTCGATGAAGTATTTGTTTCCGATGGAAACATTCTTGATGGAACTGATTCTGATTATAATACGATTAAAAGTAACGTACACCAAAAGATGTCTTATAACTGATGAAAGTCGCAATCATTACAGACCAGCACTTCGGTGTCAAGAAGGGCAGCAAAATTTATCACGATTACTTTCAACGGTTTTACGATGAAGTATTTTTTCCAACCCTAGAGAAGGAAAATATTTCTGCTGTTATTGACATGGGAGACACGTTTGATAACCGAAAGGTTATTGATCTTCTGAGTTTAGATTGGGCAAAGAAAAATTATTACGATAGGTTGGAGAGAATGAAAGTCCATGTCTGGACGATCATTGGTAATCATACAGCATACTACAAAAATACAAACGAGTTTAATACTATTAACGTTGTCTTAAACAAGTACGACAATGTGACTAAGGTGTTTGATCCTCTTGAGGTTGTTATA